GGCATTACAGATTAGAAGAGGCCTCGAAGCAGGCAGAGCAGCGGTTACTCCTGCACCCGGTGAGCTTCTATTCACCACTGATCAAAGTAAATTATATATCGGTGATGGGGCAACTGTTGGCGGCACACTTGTTACCGGCAGCGGTATTGGAAATATTGTTGAAGACACAACTCCTCAACTTGGTGGTAACTTAGATGTTAATAGCCACAGTATTGTTAGCACAAGTAATGGTGACATTATACTAGATCCAAACGGATCTGGAACCATCCAATTAAATGCAAATATTACCACAACAGGTAACATTACAAAAACTGGTGAATTAAATATTAGCCCCACATTGCTTACTAGTTTTGGCAGTAATAATTCGATAATCGACGGCAATGTGTTTATTACTCGAAATACACATTCTACAACATACGGCGCCGGATTTACATTTGCTCAACATCACGCTACTGCAGATGCAGTTAATTTTGGATTTTATAGAACTCGAGGCACAGGCCTAGTACCAACTGCCGTACTTAATGGTGATGATTTAGCTGATATTAGTTTTTTTGCATGGGACGGCACTGCAAGAGCAGGCGGAGCCTCTATCAGTGCAACAGTAGAAGGTACGCCATCTACAGGACATGTTCCAACAAAATTTAGTTTTGCTACCGATAACGGAACTATAGCAGCAGTTCGAGCTGAACTATCATCAGCTGGTGTATGGAAAGTTAACTCTATACAAAATTTTTCAGGGTCAACGCTAACATTAACTGCTACAACTGTTAATGTTGCTGGTGATCTACAACTCGACGCACAAGGCGATTTAAAATTTGCCGATGCTGATAATTCAAACTACGTGGCATTTCAAGCGCCGGCTACTGTGTCTGCAAACATAACATGGACGTTGCCTAGTATAGACGGGGGTAGTGGACAAGTTTTATCTACTAATGGCTCAGGAACATTGTCATGGATATCTGCTGGCGGTGCAGGTGCTGATCTTATTAACGACACTAGTCCACAATTAGGCGGCGACTTAGATGTTAATGGTAAAATTATTACCAGTGTGAGCAATGGCAATGTTAATATTAGTCCGAATGGGTCGGGTAATATTCTGTTAACACCTACTACAGGAAAGATCACATTAGGCGTCTTAGACTGGCCAACTACCGCAGGTAGCAATGGACAAGTATTAACCTCTAACGGTAGTAGTGCAGCAACATGGACCAGTGCTGGCGCTTTACAACCTAGGAATACTGCCGCTGCTACTACCGCATCTCTTGCAAATCTTGCAACTGGAAACATTACAATTACCGGATTTAAAGGATATGCATTATACAAAATACAAACATCGGGTGCATCATGGGTTAGACTCTACACCGATGTTGCTAGTCGCTCAGCTGATTCTGCAAGACTAGAAGGAGTTGATCCGCTACCAGGATCAGGAGTTATTGCTGAAGTAATTACTACTGGAGCAGAAACAATATTAATTAGTCCTGGTATTTTTGGATTTAGTGGTGAATCACCAACTACTACTGCTATTCCTGCAACCGTAACAAATAAAACAGGTGGAACTACAACTATTACTGTTACAGTAACTATTCTACAACTAGAAGCATAATATGTCATTAGCAGAGTACATTCAAACTAAAGAATATATTGTCTCAGTACATGACTTTCAAGACTTAGATACTGTATATGATGATCTTGAAACCAATGGTAAGTCGCCCGCTGGCTTAGATTTGAGTAGAAGTGTTTTCTGTGTACATCGTCGGCCGACTAGTAGAAATACTCACTATTTGTTAACTGATTGGGAAGCCGGTGAATTAAAGAATGATACAAGAATTAAATCAGTGACCCTTGCTCCGTATTATTTAGGAATTTCAGCTGGCACTAATGCCATTACTCAAACATCATCTGCATGGGATAAATCCAGTAGCACTTCTGCTAGTATGAAGAACTGGGCACTATTAAGATGCACTGAAGGTGTTCAACGATCAGGATGGGGCGGTACGGGCTATCAAGGAAGCGGTTCGGGTACTGCTGCACAAACTGGTACTATTGACCTTACTCAAACTGGACGAAATGTTGATGTAGTTGTATGTGATCTGAATGGAATCGTGTGGAATCATCCAGAGTACGCAGTTAATGCAGATGGCACCGGTGGTACTAGGACACAGCAATATAACTGGTACCAACACAACGCAGAGATCGGTAATGGAGCCAATGGTACATACACATACGGAACCGGAGATCACTCAACACACGTTGCAGGAACTGTTGCTGGGAACACACAAGGTTGGGCTAGAAGTGCTAACATTTATAATTTATATTATGATACCGGCAACCCTGGAAACTTTAGCTATGTGTTTGACTATATTAGAGCATTCCATAGAAATAAAGCATCTAATCCAGTAATAGGAAGAAAGAACCCAACAATTGTTAACAACAGCTGGGGACAAAGTATTTTTCCAGGTGAGTGGGCTTTTAGTGATATTACTGCTGTAACATATAGAGGAACAAGATATACTCCTAGTGGTGCTACTACGTATACTGGGTATAGTGGAGTATGTACTGCTAATGCACGACTTGCTACATTAGCAGGTTTTGAAAATTACGGAAATCGTATTACTACTACCGGGCCTTACATTGCTCCGGGCGGAAGTATTTTAACAAAACCGGCTGCGTGGACTCAAGTTGGTCAGCAAGCATATCTTACACAACTTAGCGCACCTTCTGCATCTTATGCTGTAACTGTTCAGGGACCAGCAGACATCAACTTATCAAGCGATGTTGCAGCTGATGCAATATCAGGATCAATGTCAGTGCAAGTTGAAGTAGTTGTCAAGCTAGGCGGTACTGTTATTACTACATATACCGGGCCACTAAGTTCAACAGTAAATGGCGGCACTATTGAATCAATTGTAGACGAATCTGCTATAAATCTACCCAATAGTGCAGTATATACTATCGAATATAATACGACCTTAGATATAAGTGGAGTTAGCAATCCGTTAATTGCAACCGCCATGAACATTACAGTAATTACTGAAAGCACTCCTGCAACTGCTTCAGTAACAACAATAACTAACCTACTGCTTAATGCTCAAACATTACCATCATCTACTACCCCAACTACTGGTAATAACGATGACGGTTATTGGACTTTAAATTTACCATTTAGTATAAATTATTTAGGTACAAGCTATAATACAATTTATGTAGGTACTAATTTTTATCTAACATTTGGGGCAGGATCAACTGTTTGGTCAACTGTTAATGAGGCGTCACCTAATCTTCCTAAAATAATGTGGTGTGCAGCCGACAATTCCGTTCAAAGAATATACTATGGTGTTGAAGGTAATTATCCAACTAGAACATATCGTGTTAGAATGGAGGGAACTGGTTCTACTAGTGGCACTGTTGGAAGTCCAGGAATGATTTGCGAATACGTATTCTACGAAGAAACTCCTGATCAGATTGATTTGCAAGTCGGGCCAACTACAAGAAAAACCACAGGTAGCGGATTTACAACAGAACAACTTAACAGCTGGGGATTTATTAGCGGACAACGTATACCTGCTCGTGTAGCTGCATGTGATATTGATTTAGAAGATCTATATGCTGAAGGTATCATCATGGTCGGAGCTGCGGGCAACGGCCGTTGGAAGCACGATGTGCCAGGTGGCACTGATTGGAATAACTCTTTTGAAATGTCTGCTAGATATCCTGGCAGCGTGAGCCAACCATATTTTTATATGCAGGGAACCAGTCCTACTGCTAATGATAATAGTGCAACTGGTACTTATGATTTACCAGCAATTTGTGTAGGTTCGGTTGATACCATTAGTACAGATCAGAAAGTACTGTATAGTGACTGCGGTCCGGGCGTTGATATCTGGGCTCCAGGTACTTACATCATTAGTGCATTGCCAAGCGGTACGTCTGACGCAAGAAATACAAGTTATTATTTAGGAAAATATAGCGGAACCTCAATGGCTAGTCCGCAAGTGTGTGGAGTATTAGCATGTGCATTAGAAATATATCCTAGCATGACTCAAACTCAGGCCAAAGCCTATATACTTGCATATGCTAAACAGAGTCAGTTAACAGCTACAACAGGCGGTGCAACTGATGCACAAGATTTACAAGGTGCTGCTAATTTGTTTTTATACTATTACAAAGAACGAGCAGTTAGTGGAAATACATTTCCAAAGATTAATTACAAACCTAGACCTGCGTCTGGCGCAGTCTATCCTCGACCAAGAATAAGAAGGACTTTATAATTATGCCACTGAACGTATGGACTGAACGTTCTGGATATAGTTTTAGTACTATACAAGAAAGAACTTCAATAAATCAGCCGCTGCCAGTGGCTGGTACTGCTACATACTCTGTAATTTCAGGAAAACTTCCCCCAGGTCTTAGAATAGTAGATGATGCTATTATTGGGTCGGCATTTGAAGTGCCACGTTCAACTGAATTTAAATTTGTAGTACGTGCATCGCATAATAATGAAATTTCAGATAGAACGTTTGCAATTACGGTTAATGGTGCTGATCAACCAATATGGCAAACTGCCGCTGGATCGCTACCTGTTGGGCCTAATAATGTTTATTACATACTTGATAGTTCATACATTGATTTTCAATTACTTGCAACAGATCCAGATACTGCTGCTGGACAAAGATTAAAGTATTTTATTGCAAGCAAGGAAGGAACTCTTCCCCCGGGATTAGTGCTAACTGACTCCGGGAGAATTGTAGGATGGGTACAACCTGCATTAGTTATACCGGAAACTGCGGGCAATGGATTTTTTGATACCACAGTTTACGATGCAGTGGCATTTGACTTTGGATATAGATCCTCAAACGGGTATGATAGTTACATTTATGATACTGCAATTTTTGATTACAGTACTCCAAGTCTTAGTCCAAAGAAATTAAATCGTAACTACGAGTTTATAGTAACTATTACTGACGGTGATACCGAAGTAAAACGAAAATTTAAAATATATGTAGTCGGAGATGACTACTTTAGAGCAGACAATACTGTTACCACTGCCGGTTCGGGATCATTCATGGTTGATGCAACTTATGTACGTGCGCCAATCTGGGTTACTCCTGCTAACCTTGGAGTACGTAGGGCAAACAATTATCAAACTATAAGATTAGATACATATGAAGATTTAGATCTTGGTCCGATTGTCTACAGCCTAGGAGCAAGTAAACAATGGGCACAAAGTACTAATTACAAAATTAATGAACTAGTATTATACCTGTCTAAAACATATCTATGCTTAACTCTGCATACATCGTCTACTAGCTTTAATACTGCATTTTGGCAACTACAAGAACTTCCGCCAGGTATGCAATTCGATCAGGGAACTGCTGAAATATTTGGAGTTGTTCCGTACCAACCAGCAATTACTAAAACTTACCATTTTACTGTTACTGCAATGAGACTAAGTGATCGCGCAGAAACTGCCACAAGCAACCGTACATTTACTGTACAAGTATTGGGTGAAGTTGAAAGTGTAATGGGGTGGGTCACCGGGTCTAACTTGGGCAATATCGAAGCTAATTTAATCAGTATGTTATCAGTTACAGCATCAAGCACAATTACCGAATCTGTTATCTTATATGTAAAAACATCGGGAACATTACCTCCAGGTCTAACCCTTGAGTTAGATGGTGAGATAACTGGAAAAGTTACCCAATTTAATTTAACTGGTGACCAAGGGTTAATTACTTTTGATGCCAGTAATTTTAGTTTAGATGCAGGCACAACTACCTTCGATCGAGTTTACTCCTTTACTGTAGAAGCTCGAGATATATTAGGATACAGTGCAATATCAAGAACATTTAGTCTAACTATTACTACTCCCAATAATAGGTTATACAGTAATATAACTGCAAAACCATATCTTAAGTTGGATCAACGAGAGTTGTTTAAAACATTTATTAGAAATAGTAATATTTTTGATGCTACTGCAATTTATAGACCCAGTGATAGTAATTTTGGAATTCAAAATGATTTAAGAATGATTGTGTATTCCGGGATTGAGACTAAAACAGCGGCGCAGGTAGTTTCAGTAGTTGGGCAAAATCACCGTAAGAAACGTTTTAAAATTGGTGATGTTAAAAAAGCACAAGCAAAGATTACAGGCACTAATAACGTGTTATATGAAGTAATTTATCTTGATGTTATTGATCCGCTTGAAATAGGTAATAAGACGTTGGACTTAGCAGAGGCAGGGCCTATAGATCCAATACTAACTACCGTAGATCAAACAAACATTTATTTTAACGGGCCATTCAATACACCCACAAGATTTTGGGGCAGGCCGCAACCTTATTCAGTTACTGCGGACCGCAGTGATGTATACCCGGACGGAGAATTTCGACAGCCAGCAAGCATCTCATTATGGCGCAGACGAATTGAACAGTTAGGATTGCATGATCGAAATTATATGCCGTTATGGATGCGTACTATCCAAGACGGTAGTGTGCAAGAATTGGGCTTTGTTAGTGCCATTCCTTTGTGTTTCTGTAAAGTTGGGCGTGGAGATGATATCATGCTTAATATTAAGAACTATCTAAAAACAACACCAGACTTTAGCTTTAATAAAATTGACTATGTGATTGATCGGTACACAATAGATTCTGTGACCGGCGATACCACTGATAAATACATCGTATTTAGAAACGACAGGACCATAATAACATGACAAGTGCAATAGTATCATCAACCATAGACGCTGCTTTTCCAGTAGCGGGACAAGACAATAACAGTCAAGGATTTAGAGATAACTTCCAAGTTACTAAAACTGGATTGGCTCAAGCTGCAACTGAGATTTCAGCTTTACAACTAAACACAGCTAAACTGGATACTACAAATGACTTTGCTGGAAGTATTATCCAGAACGCAGTAACTAATAAACTATATGGCGCAGTTGCTACGATAATTAGTGTAGGGTCTCCTACACCCGGAGCTACAGTAACTGTTCAAGTATCAGCCGGCGAATACCATAGAATCACTATTGAAGCCAATGCTACCCTAGAACTAACTAATTGGCCAATATTAGACAATCGGTTTGCCAAAGTGCGTATACATTTAGAAAACAATGGACTTTCTCCGCGCACTATTACATTTGCAACCAACGCATTAGCCACTGTATCAGACGATGACAGTGGTAAATTTACCACTCATGCAATTATAGTTCCGGCCGGAAAAACAGTCATTGTTGAAGCCTGGAAATATGACTATGGTAGCGGCAGTAAAATGTATATTAGATATATTGGCGAGTTTGCCTAATGCATCCATTAGCTGAAGACTTTTCACAATTAAAAGATGCTGAGATCGAATCTCGTGTGTCTGAGCTTGGAAAAAAATATTGGCAAAGTAGCAACCCTGCTTTGCAAAATCAAATATCTATGTTCTTAGAATTGTACAACGAAGAACTACGAAGCAGACGGGCAAAAGTCTGGCAGCAACAATACCAAAATAGAGATAAAGGACTTGACAAACTGATCAATGTCAAGTAAAATGTCTGTATGCGCTCAGACAAATATAGCAATCCCATATTTTCAGAACAAGATTTATTTGATGCCATTTATAAAGGACATCAATTTAATGTCAACGATACTATGATTGTTGAACGTACCGATGCTGTAAAAGAATTAGAAAAACAAATTGGTTTTAGATTTGTTCCTCCGTACGAACCTCATTTTGACATAGCAGACTACGATCGAGCTTGCCAATCTAATTGGAACATGCCCGGTGATTACTGTCCAAATTTAGTAGAAATGCTCTACGGAATGTGCTCTACTGAAGAACAAACTAATAGAGTAAGTGAAGAACTAGAAGCATTTATACAGCACGGAATGATGGATTTGCTGTTTTATTTAAAATATCTAGTAGATACGCTTAGAGCCAATAATGTAGTATGGGGCGTTGGACGAGGCAGTAGTGTAGCCAGTTATGTGTTATACTTAATTGGTGTTCATAGAATTGACAGCATGAAATATAATTTAGACTGGCATGAATTCTTGAGATAAGTACTTATATAATGTTAGGAGATAACAATGGCAAATAGTG